AAAACATGATTATATGAAGATCCTCTAGTTACAAAATGAAAATCTCCGATAAATCGTTTGATTCCTCTTTTATTTCTGTAAATTTGATAATCTGTATTAAAAACTAAATCATTATAATCAAAATTATAATTCAATGCGTCTTCAATATTAATTCCAAAGTTAAATTTTTCTATTTTTTTTTCAATGTAAATTTTAAGAGAATCATCACAATTATAGTTATTTATCATTCCATTTGAACCATCATCATCGTAAATTCTTATCATCAGTTTGTCACTTGGTTCTACAAATATTTGATCTTTTGAATTTTGACAAGTCCATTGTGCACTAACATAAGAACTGTAATAATCACCATAATTCAAACTATTTACATCAGACAATTTTAGTTTTAACACAAAATTATAAATATCACCTGGATTAATATTTCTATTTGTTCCATCATTATTTTTCCCATTATAATAAAATTTATAAATTGTGTCTTCTTCATTAGTTATTACTGTATATGTCCATTTACTATCTTTTTCCTCGATTTCAAAACTATTTATGTCAATTGAAGAATTATTTTTAATTTTATAAAACCAAACTGGATCAAATGCTGTGATAGCAAATTGACTATTATCAACTTGTAAATTAACGTTTAATTTGAAATAGTCATTTGGGTTAAGAGGAATTTCTTTGATTGATTGTTTTATTGTCATACTGGGTTCGACAACATAATAAGACGATACATCGCTTTGACTATTGAAAGTTGTACTTATTTTATTTAAAATTTGACTAGTGTTACTTAATGAATAACTCCAAGTTAAATTAACAAGTTTTGATCTTACATTTCTAAATCTGTTTTTGATATAGAATTTAAATGGTATTTGTATTGATCTAAATGAACTAGAATCATTTACCAAATTGGTGTTTATTGGTAATTTTATTTGATGAATTCCAGGAGTAAATATTGGAGTAATATGTAAACTTTGTTCGTTACCAATATCAATAATGATATTATTTGTGTCTGGAATTATATTTGCATAATTTTCAGGAATCTTTAAAATAACATCTTTAATAAACGTATTTCCTTTTGGTATAAGCAAATTAGCTGTTGTTATCATTTCATCACCTATTTTACCAGTTATTTTTGAATTAATTATAGGGTGATTGAATGAATCGTCATTTGAATATGTATTATTAATCAAATTATGAGTGAAAGTTGGCAAAGTTGAAAAAGATATTGATGATGATCCCGAATATGATCTAGTTGTTCTTACATAATTTTTTATAATATTTGATATAGTGGTATTTAATTCATCCGAAGGAGAAGGATATGCAATTTCAGTGTTAATAGAATTAAAATTCATATTTGCAGTATTTGTTATTGTATCTCCAGTTTGATATTCTGTTAATGAACAAGTGATATAAAATGTATTTGTTTGTGATGTTGTTATTGTACCAATTTTATAATTCAAATTACTTGAACTAAAACTTATATTGTTATTTAATGTTGTTGTTCCTACTTTAGAAATTATCATTTGTGACGGAACATTATCAATTACTGTAACATTTTGTGAATTTGAACTGGAAGATTGATTTTGAATATAAATTTTGTAAATAATATTGTCATTTTTTGAATAGTTAGTAACAGAGGGATGAAATGATTTAGTAACTAATAATTTTGGTTCTTTAATATTCAAAGTTGTGTTACCAGAATTCAATAATACGGTGGTGGTATTATATAATACTGAAATTCGGGATACACTAGAACCATTTGTTCTACCAGTGTAAATATTTCTATCACCAAGTAAAAAATTAACACCATTTTTTTTGTTTGTAACTAGTAAATATTGTGTAATAGAAAAAGTTTTATCAGTCAAAGTATTAGTGTAATTTCCTATTGAATATAAAATAAATTCATTTGATCTTGTTGCAGAACTAATTATACTGTCATTATTTGAATATCTATCGTCTGTTGATTCCATTATAGTTCTTATTGATTCCATACCAGAATTAGATCCAGAAATTTTATCATTTAATTGATCTCTGATTACAAATCTATTTATTGTTCCGATAGGTATTGTAATAACTGATTTAATCCTAACAATTTCTCCAATAGTGATACTATCACTTGTTCTATTTGCTAAATTTAGTGCATTTTCAGATCTCCAAGTTATATTTCTAGTTACACTTACATTTCTGAAACTACATGTGGTGGAAGCAGAAACTAAATAACTACCACCAAAAGAAATGCCATTCAATTTATTTGAGAAATTTATGATGTTTGCAGTATTTGTTAAACTTTGATTGTTAAGAATTGTGGTAGTTGTTGAATATACAACACATTCATAAAATATCAATCTAACTGATCCTGATGGAACAGAACCAATATTCAAACCAGATGAATTATTTAAATTGGTTTTATTTGTTACTTCAATTTGTACATTATTACCATCTCTAACATCTATTGTGTCAGTATCAATAACAATATTTGCATTCAATAAATCTGTAACTTTTACATCAAAAGCATCATATGATCCTGTATTTTTTATAGTTACACAATATTTGACTTTTGATGATCTGTCTAAATTAGACACAGTGCTTTTTATATCAGGTGTTGCTAAAACAACTGTACCACTGAACCCTAAAGTTCCAATTGAACAATTTATTGGCGGACTAACAGAAAATGCCGTACTGTTATAATTGGATGAAGCATTTTGAAATGCTACAACACCCTTAGATATTGTTAAAATTGGTTGATTCAATTTAATTCCAACAGAAGAATAACCAAGAGTTTCAGTTCCAATCAGTGATTTTAAGTTATAATAACCTTGATTTGTCATCAATAATCCATCGGCAGTTGGTGTATCATTAACAAGTATTGAATATAATAAATCAATAGTATATGATTGTAAATTGCTTGATTCTAGTTCTGCGGGAGGAATATATGGATTTTGGTAATTATCAAAATTCAAACAAAAACTGTTGGAATTAGTACTAACTGTAATTGAATCAGGATTTTTAAAAATATTAAAATTATGTGTAGGTCCATATTTAATTGTATTTAGTTGTGGAATATTTGAATTTGGTTCTTCAGTGTTAAAGTTTAAATTAAAATTTGCAATATTTGTAATTGGTGGAGGTAAAAAATCATAAATTTTGAAATCAGTAAAATTTTGATGGGACAAATTAATTTTTATTCTATAAATGACTTTATCTTGTGATTGCAAATATTTTCCTGAAACTTCAGATGGATCTATTAAAACCCCATTTCTATCAATTTTATAAATAGATTTGTTTATTGATGCAGAGCCTATATTTGTAAATGTAGATGAAATATCATCTGTTTTAACAAATAATTTTTCATCATCATAATAATGTTCTTGTTTGTACCAGTTCCAAATATCACCATTTATAGTTACATTTGAATTTATTTTATCACCAATACAAATTTTATTTAAATCTTTATTTAAATCATCAAGAGTACTAGTTCTACCATAATATATTTGATCCACAGTTGCATTATATTGAATATTAAATGTACAACCTCCAGTGTTCTGGAAATCATAATTTGATTTTTCATTATTATCATAATATTCTGATATGCCATACTGAACTAAACCACCCTTACCAATCTCTACATTTTCATTTCTTTCTTCTGATTGATTTGATTTAGAAATAAAATCATTTAAACTGAAATTTATTTTGTATCTTTTACCAATTGAAGATTTTGATGTTTTATTAATTAAATAATTTTCATCATTTACATCCTCAATATCAACATAATCTTCAAAACTAATATATTTTTGATCCAATTCGTATTTACTTTTATTATTTTTATATGTTAAAATATAGTTGGTATACAGTTTTTGTTCATCTGTTAAAAAATGACCATCTGATAAAATATCATCAATTGATATATTTGTAATCGCAAAAAAATCTGATATTTTTACATCCAGTTCATAAGATAGTTCTGATAAAGGAATTATTGGTGATGATTCAGATTTGACAGATTTTTTAATAGTTATTTGTTTTACTGTTACACTGTTTGTTGATGTAATCTGATACAATGTACTATTGTGACTTAGATCACATGTTACATTTTCAGAAATTATTTGACTAGATTTTAATGATTCGTTTAATATAATTTCTCCATCTAAACAATTTTTAAATGGTACAAATACATAATATGATAGAGTAATATCATCACCCCCCTAAACCAACTATATTTGATGGAAATGCCCATGATATATTTTGTTTTCTTTCTGATCTCAATGGTGGAATAGTAATATTTTTCCTGGAATCAATTGTATTTTTACTAATTGATGATTTTTTCGTAGAATCATAAACAGAACCTAAATCTGATTCATTATCATTAATATCCGGATCATATAACAATAAATAATCTGATATTTCATCAACAATATTTAAATTTGTTATTGTTTTGCCTGCCGAAATATCAACTTTTAATTCGTATTTAAATGGAAAATTTGGACCAGAAACAGTTTCTGATTCACTCAAGTTGGTTGTTTTTAAAATTCTAATTAAACTGGCTGTTAAATTAATTTCAGTTATAGTTCCCGAAATTGGAAAATCTTGTAAAGGATTATTTAACACATCTTTACCATATCTAAACCATGGTTTACATTTAATTTTATAATTATTGTTTATTATTGCTCCATCTGTTTGATCTAATTTAATATTGAAAGATTCCAATAAATATTCTGGTTGATCAGAATTATAACTAGAGTATCCTCCATCATAAATATACCATCTATATTCTTTCATTAATCCAGTTGAATTAGGATCTGTTGGTAAAGATATTCCAGAATTATCGAAAGGATGTTTAGATAATGTTGAGTTATTAGAATCAACCCATTTTCCAGTTCCAGCAATAGGATTATTATTAATATCGTAATTATATGTCCATAAACCAATGTAGCCAGAATTAGATTGGTTGACAACTCCTTTTTCGATAAAAACTTCCACAAAATTTCCATATCCAAACAATAAATTATTTGTTGATGAATTGGAAAAATAAATATTACTCATAATATTTTCTCCCAAAATACCATTATAGGAAGTATATTCAGTATTATATTTTTTCACAACAATTCTAGATTTGGGAATGGGTAAATCAGACATTGTTTTTATTTAGTTAATATTAAAAAAAAAAATATACTGTCAATTGCCCACCTATAAACAAAATAATACATTCTTTGATTCTTTTCTATATTTTTTATACCAATCATGGTTAGAAATTCTAGAATCTATTTTATCAATAAACGATATCACACATTCACTTTCCCTAAATTTCAATTTACAGTCATCACTTATTTTTGTTACCTCATCAGTAAACAAATAATTAATTTTATTGATTTTTACATATCTCAACAAAGAAACAAGAGAACAAAATAATGATGATTTATATAATGATTTTCCGTTCTTTTCTTCTAAAGCTTCTAATGATTTTAATTTATTTTTAATGTTGGAATTATGTTTTACAATAATTGAATTTCCAATGACATAATTAATTCCAAAACTCAGATCTTTCTTGTCAAAATTCAAATAATTTTTATCTTTT